CCGACTCGTCCATCGTCTCGGCTAGGTTATCGCTGAACTCACCCTCTTCGTCTTGTCCGGGCTCGATCTCAATCTCCATGCCATCAGGGTTTTCAATCTCGATCTCCATCACAGGCTCTGCCCCGCCAAGCAATTCTGCAAGGCCAGATGGGGCACGGTTCAATACTTTGTCGATGCTCATTACCGTCTCCTCAAGCTGGCGGTGTTCTTCGCCGGATTGTACTTGTAAGCCTTTACGGGTTTACCGGAGCTTTTTGAACTCCTGTCTTTCGCCCGCTCTTCTGCTGTCATATTGTCTCGGGCACTGCCCTCTGCTGTCAGCGTACCATCTTCGCGCATATGACCGCGTTGAATCAGAATCTTCTTAGCCATCTCTCCATCACCGCCTACTTGTGCAGTGAGGCGTTTCAGCAGGCTATTTCTCCCCATGTGTTCTTGAGTAGTCATTAGTAATACGCAGCCTTTCGCGGGGCATACTGGTACGGTAAGTCTACTTCATCTGTCGGTAGTGTTATAAACCCACCCTGTCTAAATCTCATAAGTGCAAGGGTGGTGGAGTCCACCAAGTCATCGTTGCGTCCAGCCGGGAAGTCATTGCACTCCTCCATAACCTCGCGTGCCCATCGCCTGTCGGGTGCCCACACGATCCCGCCAGAGAACAGGGCGGACACCGCGTTAACACGACTTATCTTATCCTGTCCTTTACCGGGGGTAAACTCACCAATCGGTATACCCATCCGCCGCATCTCTTGATACAACGCTGCACCGTTAGATTTCTTCTCCACGATAAAGGCGTCTGGCTCCCACTCCTTATACTCCTCAAGGACCATTGCCTTTAACTCTGGGAACTCCAACCGCTTCTTTATAGCATTTAAAAGAATAATGTTGTGGTTGCTTGTCTCTTCATTAAAGAAGATACCCCACGTTGTAAGCGCGTTGTAGTCAGCCCGGTTGTTTGTTTCTTGGGCTGCGTCCAAGGCCATGATGATGAAATCACACTTGGGTGGGTCTTCTTTCTCCCATATCTGCCACCACTCCCTCTTTATCAGCGCCCCCTGCTCAGAGGTAGGCTGCTGCATGTACTGCGCCTGCCAGTACCGGGGGTCCATACCGGCTTTCTTAGCCAGCAGTTCCTCAAGGGGCCAGAAGTCAGGCCACAGGGGCTTATCGTTCAGAATGGCAGGGAATTCAACCACCTCCCACTCGTCCGCGTCATTGTTCCGCGTCATGTGGTCTATAATTTGTCCAGTTAAATCCATCTTACTCCATCGAGTCATGACCACGATGATGGCCCCTCCGGGCATCAGTCGCTGGAGGGGGCCTGACTGGAACCACTCCCATGCTGGCTCGAATACGTGCGGCGTCCCCTGCTTGGCCTCCTGTTCAGAGTGAGGGTCATCAATGATAAATAAATCAGCACCACGACCGGCAAGAGCACCACCAACACCGATAGCAAAATACTCTCCGTTAAAGTTAGTACCCCACCTAGAAGCAGACTTAGAGTCGCTTTGTAGTTCCACTTGGGGGAATACATCATTATAAAGGTCCGAACTTACCAAGTTTCTTACCCGCCTACCGAAGTTAACGGCAAGGTCGGCGGTGTGCGAGGCCATGATGACCTTCTTCTGGGGGAACTTTCCCAGAAACCATGCGGGGGCGAGGTACGATATAAGCTCTGACTTACCATGGCGGGGGGCGATGTTAACAATCACCCGCTTTTTCTTACCCGCAGCGATCTCTTCGAAGATTTTGGCAAGGCGTTTGTGGTGTGGACCCACCATATAGCCGGGGTATACGTGCTGGATAAAGTCTAAAAACGATTCTTTGCCCTTTGCCTGTGTAACTTGCGTCTGGTATTGCTTTAAAAGCTCTGCAACACGGCGTTTTTCCCTGTCTGGCAGGGTAGGTAGGGCATTTTTGAGCTTCTGTATGTCCGAGTTTGACAATTTAGGGTTAGTTTGTGGGGACATTAGGCGTTTTCAGGCTCATCTTCTGTGTTTTCTGACTCGATTGTATACTCAATGCCGTTAAGAATGGTCAGAAGCTCCTTCTCCACCTCTTCGATGGGCATGATCTTGTGCGTTATCTCGCTGCGCTTCTTGAATACGTCGATACCATCTACTTCCCCGAGCTTTGTCAGGGCTGCTATGCGGTCTTTTGGTAACGTAGCGTGCTCGATTTCATATACCAGCTTGTTAACCACGTACATTTTAAGCTCAGATAGCTCGTCAACAATCATGCAATTGCTTTGGGCAACCATCCCTGCCAAGTACGCCATCACTTCGTTGGGGTACTTATTGTAGTTGGGCCTTACCTTCGGGTTCGTCATCATCTCACGCGCCAAAACCGTAGCCTGCTCCTTGTCATCCTCGCTGGGGACCAGCGGTATACCCGTCAGGTCGGACAATAGCTTAATCGTTCTAACCCGCATTGCTAACTCTTCGCTAGATGTCAGGTCTGGCAGGGCGTCGGCTGCGCGTGCGGGCAGGGGAATATCGTCTTCGATATCAGGCAAAAGCATATTCATAGTGCAAATATACAATAGGTAGTCGAAAAATACAGAATTTTTTTGTAGTAGTAAAAATAAAGGGGGGACTCCAAAAAAGCAACGGGGGGTGTTTCTATATTACCTATATAGATAGAAGGAAGAACGCGAGGCTGGATTTTTGAAAATTGTAGATCATAGGAGCGTGGTCAAGTGTAACGGCGCGGACGGGACTCCTACGCTGCATTCCGGGGGTCGGGGTACGGTAGGGTCCGGCGCGGCCAGAACTGGACAAACTCGGCGAGCGCGTCCATAGTTCACTCATCGGCTAGCGCATTTGCTACCGATAACCAAACCATCCTATCGCGTCGATAGGATGGCAATTAGTTGGAGCATAGTTATGAAGAACGAAACGACGATCAAGAGTGCAGTGTCGGTAACCCTCACGACAGACGTAAAGTATCTTGTAGCCAGCTTGTGGCTCGCTGCATTGGTGCCCAGCACTTGTGGCATGGGGCTCTTCGCCGATACAACGGACGCGAAGAACGAAGTCAGGGTGAAGGTTCGGGAGGAGCTCTTCGTGCAGCTCTGCACGCGGGATAGCAAGGACGCCGCAGCAATGTCCCGTCTAAATAAAGCACAATGGGATGACTTGTCCGGAACAGATCGCAAGGCAATGCAAGCGATCCGGACGCGTATAAAAACTCAGGTTGATAATCGCTGGCTTCGCATGAAGCTGGCGGTTCGACAGTCCATCGAGGAGCAGGCTGCTGCGGAGTCTGGCGAGCCTACGGCTAAGGCTAAGAAGACCTTAATCGAGCGCTTTACCGATTTCGAGGTTGCTGCTACGAAAGGAAACAAGAAGGCGCCTGAGATCGGAGACGATATCCTCGCTGCCCTTCTCGCCACATGGCGGGCGGATCTTCAAGAATTCTTGAAGAAAGCCTGACCCACCAAGGTCCATCCTATCGCCGCGATAGGATGGGCTGCTTCGCCCCCACCATGGGCCATGCCGCAAGGCATGGCCCATTTTTTTGGCCTCGCGGCCACTGGCATCACTGGTTTCGCGTGCGCGTGCGGGCTCGCGTGTGTGCGCGTGCGCTCATCATTTAACGAAAAAATATCTCATCCTATCGCGGCGATAGGAAAACGAGTTAGCCTAGTAAAACTTCCTTATCATTTTGCTAAGTTCGTACAGTTAAACCTATTATCAAATTGCTAAGTGGGCGTGTTCGTGAGTTTCTTTTTTCGTAACTGATTACACACTGAATCAGTTTGTGCGCGTGCGCTTGTCATTTACTGAGTGAGTAACTGACTACACAACTTGTTCCAGACTTTGTTCCATTGTTCCAGTTTCGTAACCTATCTAATGGAACGGAATTCGGGCCTAACTAGATATACTCAGCTTTTGGGTGCTCTGTAAGTCGTTGAAAAGCAGTATCCGTGGGCTCGTTCCTGTACTATCGATTCTCACAACTTTACGTCCGTTCCAATGTTCCAGTGATTTTCGCATAGGGGGTGGGGGAGAGCATTTTTGCGCGTGTGCGAGAAAGGTGGCAAGCAAATTTAGTTAGTATAGTCCCAAATCGCTCAGGGAGTTGTCCTCTCTCGCAAATCACTGGAACATTAGAACATCACCCCCCCCTCTATATATACTTATATAATATAATAATAATAGTTTCTTCTTCTTCACCTAGAAAAAACAGCAACTTACAAAGCACCCAAAATTTCATTAGTAAAGGAGTCCGTTCCATAGGATACCTAAAAAACTGGAACGGCACTGGAACGGCTGGAACAACGCTTTACTAATCCCCTTTCACTGCCCAAACACCCCAAAACCCCCTATAAAACCCCATCACCTAACAAATCATTACCCAACCCTATCGCCACGATAGGACGCACTTCTTCACCTGCCAAAAACCCGACCAAACACCCTCACCCCCAAATAAATAGTTGTTGACTCATATGTAAAGTTGTGTTATACTATTGGCTGTTGAGTTGAGTTGAGTTCTGATCTACCCCGTCCTATCGCCGCGATAGGACACCAAGCCCGGAGGGCACCATGAGCAGGTTCGTAGCAGGTTCAAAAGCAGCGGAGCGCAGGCTCCGCAAGCACGCAGAGGCGATAGAGAAACTCCACACCATCGCTGCCCAAAGGCAGCAGGCAGACTCACGCCTCACGGCGCAGGAGGAAGCGCGCCACGCCGCACAGGCGCGTCAGTGGGAGGCACAGACACAGGCTGACCAGATCCGGGCGGCCACACGCCTTCCGGGCGCAACAACGCTAGAGGCCCACGAGGCAGCGTTCGCCTCCGAACAGGCTGCCCAGAAGAAAAGCCGTCCTATCGCCACGATAGTACGGAGCCTGCGAACGACTCGGGAGGAGCGCGCAGCGCAGGAGACCAAGCCGACCCCCGCTCCCACGGCAGCCCCTGCCAACATCCCCTGCCCTATCTTCACGATAGGACGGACCCTGACCAAGGCTCCGAGGGTCACGCTCCACGCCCGCTGCTCCGGCTGGTGGGACGCTGTGGTGGAGGACAAGACCTCCATGTTCACGATTCCGTTCTACAACGTGCGGCCCGAGCCGCAGGAAGTCGCGCAGGCAGTGCGCGAGGAGATCACGAGACGCTTGGCTAACTCACAGCCCAAGCCAAGGTCAACCAAGGCCCCGGCGATGCTGGGACAACAACCCCGCGAGACGGCACGCATTCGCCGCATCGAGCGGCAGCTGGAGGGAGTGTGATGGGCTGGGGAACAGACGATTGGTACGCTGGGGATTCTGGTGAGTGGGCAGCAGACCGCATAGCGCGGGAAGATGCTGCCAAGGGGCTGCCCCACTTCGTCCTCTGCGCTCAGGCGATGGACCATGCCCGGACGGGGGGCGAGTGTTTGCTGCTCGCCGCAGAGCCCGGCACATGGCGGCGAGACTGGCTACCTGTCCAGCCATGCGCGCTGAGCGCAGAGGACGTGGCATGGCGGGTCAACGCATGGCTGGACCGGCAGGACGTAGCTGCGCGCGTCGAGGCAGCGTGCCACGAGCCCCTCTTTGCCGAGTGGTTGGCTGAGTGGATAACTACTGGGAGTTTCGGAGAGCGCACGAGCAGCGTGAAGCGCGTCCGTGCGGAGTTTAGAGCTTTGCTAGACAACGCAGCACTTACACCTGCCCCCAACGCAGCAGCAGGTAACACTATGGCTAATGCTTTTGCAAACCTTGTCCTATCGTCACGATAGGACAGACAACCCGCCCGAGGAGGGCACGACAATGACAGCAACGAAAGTCTTATGGATCAGCCGTCACGCCATGACGGAGGACCAACGCGCTGACCTACAGAAGCGCAACTGGGCAATCACGGGAGGCCCCATCGAGGTGCTCCATCTCGACAACATCACACTGCCCGCACGGGGCACAGAGGGGGCACGCGCCCTGCTGGACCTTGCCCGAGAGCATCAGAGCACCGTGATAGCAGCCGTGCTCCCTGCCCACGTGGCGGCGGCATGGGTGATGCAGGAGTACACGCTGGAGGTGATGCTGTACCTGCCCGTGAGCGTGCCAGCAGCGGCCAAGGAGGGCGAGGTGCGCGGAGGTGGGTTCACCTTCTCGCATTGGGAGAGGTACTGAGATCCTGAGCCGTCCTATCGCCACGATAGGACAAGAGTGAGCGCGAGTTAAAATTTAGTTAACACAGCCCGAGGAGGGCACGACAATGAGTGAGATCAAGTTTCTGGTTGAGTACACCGACACGTTCGGCGGCGAGGCGAACTACGGATGGCTACGCACGGCATCCTTCATGGCACTGCCCGATGCGTCCAACTCCCTGCTAATCCGTAGGGCTAAGAAAGCGCTGAACATGAGCGGGTGGCCCACCCGCACAGTAGACACAGGAGACACGCTGGTGCTGCACCCGAGGGACGGGTCGTGCGTGGTGATGTTTATCAACGCGGAGGGAGTGTGATGAGCGACAAGACGTATAACGGATGGACGAACTACGCCACGTGGCGCGTTCAGTTGGAGATCTTCGCTGGCATGGAGATATACGAGGAGATGAGCCGCGAGGACGTGAAGGACTACGCCGAGCAGATCATCGAGGACACGTCCTCTCCCGGCCTTGCCCGTGACTACGCGCTGGCGTTCCTGTCAGAGGTTAACTGGCAGGAGATCGCGGACAACCTGAACGACTACAACGAGATCAACCTGAGAGACGAGGAGGACGTGTGATGAAGCTGGAAGTATTAGTAGTTAACGCGGCCCTTCAGCAATTGCACAGGGAGACGGTGCCCCTACGTGATGGAGCAAAAGTCGCAGTAGCCCACGCGAGGATCATCGCACGGATGCAGAAGCGCTACCCCGAGTGGTTCCGAATCCATGTAAAGGAGTGCAACCCCAAATAAAAACCCCTTGCTTCATACGTATAGTTGTGTTATACTATTGGCTGTTGAGTGAGAGTTGTTTCAGTAACCCGGCTGACCCTATCGCCACGATAGGACGCCACAGTGAGGATAGACAGATGGACATGATGAACATGAGCGAGAACGTGACTGCCCCCACCCACATCACGAGCCTGCAATCGGCAGGGATTCTGGTAGGGGTGCGCGTTCGCACCACCACGGGCACAGTCAAGGACAACGAGGCATCCGCCGAGATCGCAGCCCAGAAGAACGCCTCGCACGGCGCAGCCAGCGTGTCCAAGCATCTGCTCGACGGCGCGGAGTTCAAGGCGCTGAAGAGCATGACGAGCGCGGTGCGCAACGGCATGGTGAGGCTCTGCTTCCGTTGGTCGGACGATTGGTGGTACGTGCCCATGACCCGCTACAACGCGTACTGCGCGTGGGAGAAGGACATCCTCACGCAGTTTGACGAGCGGCTGGAGGCCTTCTTGCACGCTTACGTTAGCCTACGGGGTGACGCTGCGTTCCGGCTGGGAGACATGTTCAAAGCAGAGGAGTACCCCACTATCGGGGAGTTGCGTGCCCGGTTCGGCATCGTGCCCTTGCGCGCTGACGTGCCCAGTGGAGACTTCAGGGTGACTATCGCCCAAGACCTTGCCGATGACCTACGCAAGCACTACGTGAACCAGACAGCACAAGTCATCGACGAGATGGTGGCAGCGCAGCGCGAGCAGTTGGCGGACGTGATGAAGTCTCTGGCGCACACCTGCGGGACGTACCAGAAGGAGAACAAGAAGGGCGAGACCATCGTGGCTAAGCGCAAGCTCCACGAGTCAACGCTACACAAGGCACTGGAGATGATCGACACGTTTGCCAAGTTCAACCCAGCGGGTGACCCCGTGCTGGAGGATGCGCGCACTGCACTGGAGCAGGCGTTGTCAGGCGTGACTATCGAGGCACTGCGCGACTCAGACACGGTGCGCGCTCGTGTGGAGGAGGACGTGTCCGACATCCTGAGTAAGTTCAGGTTGTAGGGTTTTATTCTAGCTCTGGCTTGATCAAGTTTTTTATCAGTTACATCAGTTAAATAGGAGAGCCATCATGGCCGCATTGAATGTTGCTTCGCACGTGCCTTTCGTATCCATCAACGACTGCGCTCGTCTCATCCGGACGGTAGGTCACGACATCACGGTCATCATCGAGTCCGAGCCGGGGTGTGGCAAGTCCAGCATCCTCCGCATGCTGCGCGAGCAGATGGGCGACGACTACGAGTACGTGTACCTCGACTGCCCGACGCTGGGCGACGGTGATCTGGGGATGAACATCCCGGACAGGGATACCAAGACGCTGGAGTTCTTCGTCTCTGCCTTGCTCAAGCTCGACTCTGGCAAGCCGTTGGTCATCATGCTGGACGAGTATCTGAAGTGCGACAAGCTACTCAAGAAGATGTTCACGCGTCTCATGCTGGAGCGCGAGATAGGGGACCGTGCGCTGCCTGCTGGCTCCCTCGTGTTCGCTACGTCCAACAACCGTAGCGATGGTGTTAACGACACTATCGAGGCGCACGTGGGCAACCGGGTGATGCGCGTCAAGATGGCTAAGCCCAATCACATCACATGGGGCACCTACGCGACCAACAAGGGGCTCGTGCCGCTGCTGCGGGCATGGGTGGCGTTCGAGAAGAAGGCACTGGTGTCGTACTTGCAGTTGTCGGCTGAAGACCTGCGGGACAATCCGTATATCTTCAATCCGGCCAAGCCAGACCAAGTGTCGTTCGTGTCGCCGCGCTCATTGGAGAAGTCTGACGTAGTGATACGCAACCGCACACTGTTGGGTGATGACCTGACGCTGGCGGCTCTGGCTGGCACATTGGGGGAGTCGGCTGCGCAGTCTCTGATGACGTTCGCCCTGCTTGAGAAAGATCTGGTGCCCATCCCGGTCATCTTGAAAGACCCGATGGGTGCGCCGCTGGCGACAAGTGCAGGGGCAGTCATGCTCACCCTGTTCCACGCAGTGGACGCCATCGACACGCAAGATCAACTCTCTGCCATGGTGCGCTACTCCAAGCGCCTGCCGAGCGAGGAGTATCGCGCAGTGTTCTTCTCCATGTTGTGCGAGTCCAAGCGCACGGTGAAGCTCGCCATGCAGAACGCTGATCTGCGCGACTGGTACAAGGACGCCAACAATCGTGATCTTGTTAACTGATAACTAATAGGAGGACTGAGAGATGGACATAGTACAAGTAGTAATGCGTGAGACATACGGGGTGGAGCGCATCTATCCCGTGTGCGAGATTGCAAACATTTTCACAAGACTAACTAGACAAAAGACTTTTAGCCATGAGAATATCGCGCTCATCAAACAGTTGGGTTACGCAGTCGTTGTAGTTCCACAAACAGTGAAGGAGATCTAGTCATGCAAGTTGCACACAAGTTAGACACGCGCTCTGCCGCTGAGCAGATGCTGAAGAAGGCACACGTTCGCCTGATGCGGCACCGCAAAACTTACTTGTACAGCGGCGTGTTGCTGTTGGGTACGAGTACGGTAGATAACCGCAGGGCATCGACTGCCTGCACTGATGGCATCAACAAGTACTACAACTCTGACTTCTTGATTGAGCAGACCAAGACACTCGCCAAGATATCTGGCGTTGTGCTGCATGAGGCACTGCACGTGTTCTTGAAGCAGATACCGCGCCACAAGGACTTGTGGGAGGAAGATCCGCAGGTCACGAACGCTGCCGCTGACTATGTAGTGAACGCCATCATCAAGGACATCGAGAACGAGGACCGTGCGGCCA